AATTATCAGCATAACACGATTGGAGGGAGGAGACGATGCAGGAACTAGAAAGCCTAGAGATGTCGGACAAGACGCAGGAAATAATGAGCATATTCGCGGATGCGGAAGGCGCGAGGAGCAAGTATGATTCTAAGGCAGTAGAATATTACAAGTTGTATCGCGGTTATAGAGACCCACTACCGGACGACCTAAAAGGGCGCTCAAATCTCCATATACCGATGACATACGAGCATGTAGATACATGGCGTAGCCGACTGCTAAAAGCGTTCTTTGGTCCTTCCCGGCCATGGTTTGACTTCGTAGCCCAACCGCGCGAAGGGCAGATAGCAAATAGCAACGACGAAAAGGCGCGGATAGCAGCAGCGCTTAACGATATGCAGTTAGAAAAAAACAACGTGACCACTTTGTTTTATGACTGGTTTACCTGCTTGTTAGTGTTCCCTGCTGTTATAGCTAGTGTAGGGTGGCGACACGAAACGAGGAAGAGGAAGCGAAAAGAGCAGTTTAAAATCAATCTGCCTGGCGGTATCAGTATTCCCTTTCCGTTTACCCATATAGTAAACAAGGAAGAAACCATATGGGATGATAACGAGATACAGCTAGTTGACTTCTTCGACTTCTGGCCGGACCCAAGAGGGAAAGATGTCGACACATGTCGTTATGCGTTTCAACGCGAATGGGTGACCAAACCGGAGCTAGAATCTAAGCTAGAAGTTCTTAAAGGCGCAGGAACAGGGCAGACCTATACACCCGATTGGGACGCGCTCAAGGGTATAGGTGGAGGACTGGAAGAGGGAAGATTCGAGCGTATGAGCGCTGTAGGATACGCGAACACCGGGACAGAAGCTTCTGACGCCAAATTCCCACCTTACGAGTTATTACACTACTGGACGGATGCAGAACATCACATCATTGTTAACCGAAAGCAAACGGTATACGCAGGAGACAATCCTTACTGGCACGGGCAGAAACCGTTTGTTCGCGGTGTATTTGAGCCATTGCCGAACGAGTTTTACGGCATGTCGGCGGTAGATCTTATAGAGCATTTACAACACGAGCTTAATACAAATAGGAACCAACGGATAGACAACGTATCGTTTGTGCTTAACCGTATGTGGAAGGTCAGGAGCGGTGTAGACATAGATGATTCAGAGCTAGTCTCCAGACCGCACGGCGTAATACATGTAGATAATCCAGATGATGTTACTCCGCTTGAAATGAACGATGTAACCGGATCGTCGTACAACGAAGAAGCGAGAATAAGGCAGGATGCTGAAAACGCTCTGGCGGTGCCTTCAGTCGTTCGCGGAGTAGATTCTCCGGCCAAAGAGACAGCTACGGAAGTTGCCACAAAGAGTTCTAATGCTTCAATCAGGTTTGACACAAAGATTATCCTATATGAAGACATGGGAATAAAACGACTAATCAACCTTATGGACCAGAATAGCCAACAGTTCTTCACCCAACCAAGGCTAGTAAAGCTCTTTGACGAGGACCAGGCTATGTCATGGCAGATGGCAGACCCGATTGACATATTAGGCGAGTGGGATTACAGGCCAGCCGGATCAGCGACTGACCCAGCGTCAAATAAGGAAGTACGTAGACAGCAGCTTATGCAGCTTGCCGAGTATGCTATTAAGACCCAAAGCCCTTATATTAAGCGACAAGAGATTGAGAAAGAGTTAGTGCGCAGCTTTGATGTTCGCAACCCAGAGAAATTTATAAAGAGCAAAGAAGAATTGCAGCAAGAACAGATGCAGCAAGCTATGATCCAGCAGCAACAACAAGAACAGGCAGTACAGGCACAGCAAGCACAAGCAGAACAAGAGTTTGGTAAAAAGTTTGCCGAAAAGGCTTTAGATAAAGCATTATCCGGTACAGGAGGTGGTGATCCATCGCAGCAAGTAATTTAGAGCGCAAAATCGCAGAAATGGCGATGACCGAGGGCTGGCAACTCTTAGTGAGCCATATAACTGACAAGTACATCAGGAGCCATCAAACAACTTTGGAATATAGCAAATTCGATAACCTTCTTGAAGTCGGGCGTTCCCAAGGAGCGATAACCGAACTACGGAAGGTTATTTCATTCGTGCGTAAATGCACAGAAAAAACAATTATTGAGGAGTGAATTTCTTGAAAAGTATATTTGAGGATGACTTTGTTTCTGGTTCCCTTACCGAAGAGCAGGAAAAAGAATTAGAAAAACAGCTAGACACACTGGAAGGAGACAACCAGGAAACAGGGAGTCCAGAAGGCTCCGTTGATACCGGACACGCGGAAGCCCCGGGTCAGAGTACGGAACACCCTTCGACCGAACAGGAACCCCGGACGTATGCCGGAAAATATAAGACCATTGGCGCGCTTGCCAAAGGGCTTGGAGAAATCAAAAACCAGTTAGGAGAGCCTAACAACCTAGATAGCTTAGACACGCCAGAAGCAATGGAGAAAGAGTACATGGAAGCCTTTAAGCGTTTCAGTAGCCGTCAACAGACGAAACCTATCGAAACACACCTTGAGGATGACAGGTATAACAATCTCCAGCAGCAACTAGCGCAAACACAAAATATCATTAACCAACTTGTTCCCTTGATCGTACAGAGGGCGCAAGCTCCAGAACAGCATCAAGAACCGCAGATATCCCAAGAAGATCAAGAGTTTATTCAGAACATGGAGGAGATTTACCCAGGATTTTCTCAATACATGGAACGGATGATAATGGAACGAGTAAAACCACAGCTAGAGCCGATTCAGCATCTAGCGAACGAATATCAGACACAGGTAAAGTTCGTAAATGGCTGGAAAGCGGTAGCTAGCAGAAACCCTGATTTTCAGGATTATATACCGGAAATAAAGATACAAACACAACAACTTGCTCAGGAAAACCCTGGGCTTTTTAATTTGCTTCAACAGCAGCCGGAAGCACTGTATGACTACTTGTACCAAAGGGCCAAAGCCGGAAAAGCAGGTAAGCTCCAGCAGCAGGTAACGACAGAGGTGACAACTGCTATTGAGCAAGCAAAAGCACAACAAGCGCAAATAGAAGCGCAGAAGCAAGCGGCGGCCATGCCGTCAGTTGGAGTCAAGACCCCTCCAAAACAAAAAACCACAGAAGAGGCCGTTCTAGATGAAATCCTTTCCGTAGGAAAAGGAGGGGGGATTTTCGATGGCCTTATATAAACAAAAACGAGGTGGATAAAAATTGGATAAATTTAATTTACAGTTTTTCGCTGAACCCGGTCCTGTAGTTACTACTACCATTGACCGAGACCGCAGAGCAATAGATTGCTCCAAAACTATTGCGCAGTTAATTCCAGAAGCTGACCCTTACGCAGTAATCCTTATGAGAGCACGCAAAGAGGGTACAGACACGACAGAGTTTATTTGGTATGACGATGAGCCTGTAGGATGGTGGACCCAAGTTAACAATGCTGTTGGGTACCTTGATACCGACACAGATATAGTTGTTGTAGACGGTACAATTTACGCAGTACATGATATTGTTAAAGTTCCCAGAACAGGTGAAGTCATGCGGATTACTGCTGTTAATGACAAAACGCTCACTGTAGTCAGAGGCTACGGTACCACAGCGGCAGCCGCTTTAGTACATGAAGATTGGCTGGTCAGAATGGGGAATGCTATGGAGGAAAACTCTAATGTACCAGCTTCCAAGCTGAACCAGCCCGCAAAATTCTCTAACTATACCCAGATTGTTAGGACACCGTTTGACGAATCTATGACTTCCGCTCACGAGGTAAAGAGGGCAGGAGGAAAAGAGAGAAATCGGTTTCGCGCTAAGAAAATGCTAGACCATCGCCTCGATATCGCAAGAATATCTTTGTGGGGTGAGAAGAAAGAAGACCTTACTGGCGGCAAACCCAGAAGGATGACTGCTGGCATTAACTCTTTCATTAACACATTTAGAAAAGACGTTGGCGGCGGGATGACCGAAGCAGAGTGGGAAGAGTTCTTGGAGATGGGCTTTACTTATGGCTCAAAATCTAAGCTCTTCGTATGTTCTCGCACAGTAGGTGGCGCGGTCAACATGATTGCGCAAAACAAAATTATTACATCTTCAGGAGAAGAGACTTATGGAATCAGGCTACCAAAATACCATTCCTTCCATGGAGATGTCTATATCGCAGTAGATCGCTCCCTAGAAAATGCCTATAGCGGATATGGGTTCCTTCTTGATATGAAACATATTAAGTATCGTCCGCTAAATGGTAGAGACACCAAACTGCACCCCAACATTCAGGCCAACGACCTTGATGGATGGATGGATGAGTATCTAACCGAGTTCGGCATGATGTTAAGACAAGAGAAAACTCACGCCGTACTGTTTAACTGCACTGGGTTTGCAGCGTCCTAAGCATATTTAAAAGTAAGAAGGAGGGGTGATAATCCCCTCTTTCTATTAATATTTTGAGGTGATTATAAATGGCTAATTTTAATACTAGACCTCCGTATTTAAACTTAGAAATTGTGGTAAAACCAGCTTCGTTCAATAGGCAAAATGGTACCACAGTGGAAGGAAAACGTATAAAGTTCGTCAACGGAAAGTATTCAACAACCGACAAAGAAGAATTACAGGTATTAAGAGATCCCAAGAGAGGATTCGGGGTTTATATTTTTGAGGAGAAAGAAGCACAAAAGGACGGGAAGTAATATCCCGTCCCCTTTCCATAAAGGGGTGATACCATGACGGGAATTCAAATTAAAGAGGCGGCAGAGGCTTATATAGATGAGTTTATAGATGATCCAGATGCTGTAAAAGCAATTAATGAGGCTATAGCAGATATAGGTGACATGGCGCTTATAGATGAAACTATGACCATAACACTAGACAAAGATAGAGGATGGGTAGAGCTGCCGGAAGATATTACAACCGTAGTTGAGGTAGAGGACGATCTAGGAAATACCTACAGAGGCTATAGGGTGCGCGGTAATAATCTAATTAGCTTTAACAAAGCAGGTACCTACACTGTTTATTATAGGCGTATTCCAAAACCAATATCGGGCATTCAAGAAACTCCTGAAATACATGAGGCTTATCATCATGCGCTAATAACATTTGTAATTGCTTGGTGGAAGCTAAAAGATGATGACGAAAACCCTGATGGGCTGAGAAATGTAGAACGGTTTAAAGAAAAAAGCGTGAGAGTATTCAATGCCCTTCGCAGACGGAGAACTCCCCAGCAGATACCTGTTATAAGATGAGGTGTAGATTATGTCAAAACAGCTAAAATCCTATAGAGACTTCACCGGAGGACTTAACGCAGATGCAGCGCCAGATAACCTATTGGATAACGAGTTGATGAGAGCGGATAATGTAGACTTATCAGAGCGCGGCGGTGTTAAAAAACGAAACGGAGAAGAAAGGCTTAATGCTACATCTTACAAGTTTCCAGTCGAACAGCTAATAGAATGGCCGCGTGACGATGGAAGTGAAATATTATTAGCCATAGTAGGTACCGAGTTAGGGTATAACAATCTGTGTTTAGTGAATGAGATAGATTATAGCTTAACAGTACTTTGTTCAGTAGGTAATACCGATAAGGTATCTACGTTCTACCTTAGAGATAAACTTTATATTAACGATAGTACTAAATATTGGGTATACGATGGCGAAACAATAGAAGAAATATTTCAAAGTGACCCGCCAACGACATTAACAATAGAAGCAGAGCATAATCCTTCAACGGCCCCTACAATTACGTTTGTCAATCCGGTACCAGAGGGGCAGACTGGAGGTGCTATATTTTCCCCGTCCACATACTCATTTATGGTAACGTTTGTAGATGAGAAAAACAATGAAACGCCTGGATCGCCATTAGTACAGGCAACAGCAGATGCTTATTATTATCAGGCTACATGGTCAAATATCCCTATAGGGCCAGAGGGAACTAAGAAAAGGAATTTGTATAGAACCAAACATGGCGATACGCTGTATTATGTAGGAACTATTAAAAACAATACAGGAACTACTTTTACAGACATATCATTTATGCCAAGAACAAAATATAACCCACCGTTATTAGGTGGCACGTATAAATGTGCTTATACCTTTGTAAGTAGCGGAGGGTTTGAATCAGAGCCTTCACCTATGCAAGAAGTTACGATAACAGAAGGACAGGGCATAAAATGGACCCTTGCAACAGGGACTGAAGGCATTACAAAAAAAAGGCTATATCGAACCGAAGCAAATGGAGAGATATTGCGGTTTATAGATGTTGTAGATAATATCATAACAGAATACCACGATTATGTAAGGGAACCAAAGAGCGAAGAAAGAGAAATAATTAAGGCTAACAATAACCTTGATGCAGTACGTAAGTGTAAACACTCGTGTTATCATCCAAAAAGCATGAGATGTTATTTCACTGGCAATTCAGAAGATCCTAGTGCGGTATATTATAGCGAGTTTGCTGATCCAACTAAAGTATTAAACACTTCCATTATGTACCCTACTACTGGAGATGGTCCGGCCACGGGTATAGGAATCTTTGGTGATTCTGTATTAGTTCATTACGACAATAATTCAATCTGGAAATGGTCCGGTATAGACCCCGAAGATGATGCAACATGGACTGAAGTACCAGCAGGAGTAAGCGCAGTATCGGCAAGGACAATAAACCTTACTCCTAACAGTTTAAGCTTCTTGTCACAAGGCGCATGGACGGCCATGAATCCGGTTATACTTCACTACTCTACAGGTATGCAACCTGGTGAAGAAGTAGTAAGGAATCTTGCTAAAAAGAAAGTAGAGAAGATTATCAGAAATATAGCTGACCCAAAGAAAGCGGTCAGCATTTTTGATGCCAAAAGACAGCGCTCATTATTGGCATATACCGGAGAAGGGGCCGTTAGAAACAACTATATCTTAGTCTATGACTGGAGTTTAGGGGCGTTCACTAGATATACAGATATACAAGCGAACGACCTGTTGTATAGGCTAAATGGCGATATACTAGTAGCGACTAACGGATATATTCTAAGGCTTACCGATGGTTATTTACAGGCAGACGGATCACCTGTTAAGCTTGATATTTTAACAAAACAATATAACCTTGATTACCCATACCATAAGAAGCGTATTACAAGGTTATTTATGACGCTCTGGAATCCAGAAGAAGCGGAAAGCGAAGTAACTGTTAGGGTATTCGTAGATGGATTTTTGGAATCTGAAATTATAGAGACTACTTTATACGATTCATTTGTATGGGGAGATGAGTGGGGCGCGAGATGGGGGTCTAAGAGCCTAATTACCACAAGAACAAAGGTATCGGCTAGCGGTCATAGGGTACAGGTGGAGTTTATAAATGAAGAGTATGATGCTCTTGGTAATCCAGAAGATGTTGAGTGTATTATTTATGGGCTTGCTTTTGAGTTCAGACCCTCAAGAGCAAAAGGAACACGACTATAGAGGTGATACTA